AGGCGGCGGTAAAGAAGAGGAAATAGACTGGAGTGGTTTTAATAAGCAATTTAGAAATAATCAAGTAGTTACAAAAGACGAAATTATAAAATATTTTCAAGACCAAGATGCACGTTTAGACACAGAAGTATTAAATGCAGGTAAAGGTCTAACACATTCTTTTACTTCCGAAGATGTTGACAATGTTTTTAGCGGTATATTTGACCAAATGTTGACAAGGTTTGAAATCCACCGAGATAGAAATAACCCACAACAAGGAATGTACGACCCAATACAAGAAGAGTTAGAAGATGGTTTTGGTAACGTAAATAATATGCCTGCAGAAGAAATTGTTGATAGTAATAATAACGTGCGTTCATTAGATGTAAGACAAACAGCCCAAAAATATGGCGCTTATGATATGAACCCAGACGATTATAGTGATTTAGATATAGCAGAAATGGCTGCCGAAACAGGAATGTCGGTAGACGAAGTAAGTAAAATAATTAAAAGCGGTAATGGGTTTAATTTTGAAGGTGACGAAGGACTAGAAATATTTGAAGATGGTTTGGCATTTCTTAAAAAATATGAGCCTAATTCTTATAATAATGCAATGGAAGTGGCAGAACGTTCTATGTTTGAAATGTTTAGGCACGACCCACCTGCCTTTATAAATTCAATGGTAACAAATGATGCACCACCTTTTGGTTTGGGACAAATTGGGCGTGGTGATTATTACCCCGATGGTGTTGGAGATTTTGACGGAGGTTTAACACAGTTTAGTCAGTATTTTCCAAATGGAGCTAATAACTATACAGAAACAGTATTTAAGTATAATCCAAAAACAGGAGAAATAGAAAGGGCATTTATTTCACCGCAAGGTCACTTTGGAGGGGCAGGCCAAATAGTACACTCAAGAGTTGGTGATTTCGAAATAGAAACAGGGCTTAATCCCGGCTTGGTAGATAATGTAAGATACATTGGAGAAGTTCAGTCAGATATTGGGCAAAGTATTCAGAGAAGTAAACGTAAGGGAAAATCTAGGGGAACAGCGGCAAATTACGAAGAAACAGCGCTTGTCCCTAAATTAATACAAGCTAATCTAAACGATGATTTTTCCAGAAGTTTTGAAAATAACGCAATGTTTAAGCAAGGTGGCGGCGATCAAGCAATTCAAAGTTATGATCTGGGAAATAACAAAACTTTTACTAATATGTCACGAAGTTTTATTGAAACAATACAACAGCTTTCGGGATATGGTTACAGAAGTGGGTATTTGAATTATACTCCAGAAGCAATTAATATTATTACAGATAACCTATTGGCGCACAATTTATTGCTTAATCACAGAGGAATAAGTAATACAGCAATGCTTGCTGATCCGTATAAATTAAAATCAATAGATGGGCTTGATTTTGATAAAATAGACCATACTGACATTTTAGATATTGTATATAACAGAAGGCAGGCAAAAAATGCAGAAGAAGCATCTGCGTTTAGTGAATTAAAAACTCAATTTTTAGAAAACGTTCACCCAGATTTTCAAGCAAACTTAAATTTCTTAAACAAAGTCGAGCCATCAGAAGGGTTCCACATTTCAACATTTATGCACATGGTGCCTTTGTTTGGTGACTTTAAAATGTCTAACAATTTTTTATATTTAGATCATAAGCCAGATATTGACGTAAAATTTGCAATGGAGTTTGATCAACCACTTACAGATATTTTTGAGGATTTAGATTTTAGCGCACTGTCAAAATATAGTGACAGAGTGCGCGAAGCTCAAGTTGATAAAATAGCAGAAATGAATAGATTTGCAGAAGCGAGAGGAGATAAGGTTAATATTAATCGTAATGGATCACCAATGTTTCAATTTGCAGGACCAACTGCTAAAAATGAGAAACAGTGGGCACCATATGCTCTGCGCCACGAAATTACAAAAGCTGTTAACGATGATGTAGATGTTATTGCCCTTCCATACAGTAAAAAAAGTATAGGTAGAGCAGGCGGAATAAGTGAAACAAGTGTAAAAGATGGTTCTGTACAATATTACAGAGAAAATTTAGTAAATTATTTTACTGATATATTTAAAAAATTTGACCCTAAATTTGCCAAAGAAATAAAAGAAGATATTGCAAGTGGTGAATTTGGTTTAAAAACAGAAGGTGAAACAGCCGTTGGTTTTAAATTAACAAAAGAAATGAAAGATAAAATACGCGCTAGAGGCGTTCCAACTTTCGGTGTTGCAGGGGGTATCGGTTTAACAGATTATATGCTACAAGACGAGCAGCGACAGCAGCCAAATAGTCTATTGGGAGGCATTTGATGCCATTAAGTAATTATACAGAACTCAGGGCAAGCATTGCAGATACGTTAAACAGAGACGATTTAACGAATGCAATTCCCGATTTTATTACACTTGCAGAAGCACAATTAAATAGAGATTTAAGGCATTGGCAAATGGAGGACAGGGTTATTGCAACCGCTGACCAACAATATTTAACTTTACCAAATAATTTCATAAGTCCTATTAGGATAACTATGACTGCAAGCCCAACACATACTATGGAATTAATAAGTCCTTTCGCTATTTCAAAATTGCGTATGGAAAACTCTGATACCTTGGGACGACCTGAGTTTTACGCTGTGGTTGATGGTTCCTTTGAATTATACCCAACACCAGATGCAGATTATACAGTTGAGCTTGTTTATTATGAAAACATACCTGATATAGCCTCAAATACCACAAACTGGCTTTTAACAAATTACCCTGATGCTTATTTGTATGGTTCACTGCTTCACAGTTCGCCATATTTACAAGAAGACCAGAGAGTAGCAGTCTGGAATACGTTGTATCTAAACGCTGTTTCTGCTATAAATTTAGAAGGAGAGCGAGCTAGAACATCTGGTTCGGGTCGTAGAATACAAATTAGGAGCTATTAAATGGCAAGTTTTACTAAAGTAAATGACTTTGTGGTCAACCTAGCGAACGCGATGGACATGAACGCTGACACGTTTAAAGTTGCGCTTTCTAACACTGACCCAACATCTGGCACAAGTGTAGTAACAGACGGAAATGGTGTGTTGGCAAATTGTTCGCAGATATCGTATACAAATCTTTCCGACAGGACATTGGCAAACGTAACCAGTACCCAAACAGGCGGCGTTTATAAACTATCAGCAGACGATAAAGTTTTAACTGCCTCTGGCGGTTCTGTAGCGGCTTTTAGATATGTTGTTATTTTTAACGATACACCTACATCCCCTGCCGATCCGATCGTTGGTTATTACGATTATGGCTCATCATTAACACTTAACGATGGTGATACGTTTACAATCGACATTGGCACAAACGGCTTATTAACGCTGACATAGTAGGAGCGCATCATGGCAAAACTTTTTAACAGAGCCAAGATGAACACCGCAACAAGTGGCTCTGGAACTTTAACATTAACTACAGCCGACACTGGTTATCAAACATTTGCAGATGCAGGCGTTACAAATGGCGATGTGGTTGCATACGTTATAGAAGAAGGAACAAACTGGGAAATAGGAACAGGGACTTATTCTTCTAGTGGAACTACATTAACAAGAACACCAACTGAAAGCAGTGGTGGCGGTAGTGCTATTTCATTAGGCGGTACAGCAAAAGTTTTTATTACTGCATTATCAGATGATTTTGGCAAGGTACAACATGACGGTGTTGCTAAAATGGTGGCGCACTCTAGTGGTATAACTGTTACTGGTAATGTAACTGTTAGTGGGAATGTAGACGGTAGAAATTTAGCTACTGACGGAACTAAACTTGACGGGGTAGCATCTAGTGCAGATGTTACAAGTGCGGCATTACCTTCTGCATTAACAGGTCTATCTACAGTAACAAGTTTATCGGGTTCTGATATTATACCAGTATATGATGGTACATCTACAACTTGGAAAAAAGCAACAATAACAAATGCTTCCTTACAAGGACCGACAGGACCAACAGGCGGCACTGGCCCAACTGGACCGCAAGGAAGCCAAGGACCATCTGGAAGTGACGGTGGAACAGGCCCAACAGGACCCACTGGCCCTTCAGGCTCAAACGGTTCTACTGGACCAACTGGACCAACTGGACCCACTGGGCCGACTGGTCCAAGAGGTCCAACTGGCCCAAGAGGGCCGACAGGACCTACTGGAAATGCCGCGACAGGTTGGAACCAAGTAGGCTCTTATGCCCAAATACACTGGGCAGGCGCAGGGCTTAGACACGCAGGGACAACTGTTGGGTCAGGTAGTTTATACGCTTGCTGTAACTATGCTTATCTCTATGGCGGACACTCTGTAACCAACAGGCCAAGCGGCTCTTGGCGGCTAATGGGTGGTACTGGTAGATATAACGGTTCATCAAACTTAAACCGTGACGATATGTATGCGTCAGTATTTGTGAGGTATGCTTAATGTCTATTCCAATTACAGAATATCGTAATGCTAAAGTTTCAACGGAAGACGGTGGGCGCATAGATGTTGAAATAAACCACCCTGATTATGGTTGGATAGAATATACGCTTGATGTTGAAGATACCGACATGACCATAGATAACAGCGCATTGATGACCTTAATCGGTGACGATAAGGAGCCTTATGTTGCTCCTACAGCCGAAGCAGTCGCGGCTGAAAAGGCTTTTATAATTAGGCAAGAAAGAGATTTTAGGTTGGCGCAATTAGATATTATTCTTTCTAATCCTTTACGTTGGGATGCAATGTCGGACGAAGAAAAAGCTTCTTGGATAACCTACAGAACGGCATTATTAAATGTTCCGCAGCAATCAACTTTTCCAGACAGTGTTACTTGGCCTGCTTCCCCCGATGGTATGTTTTCGTAATGGATATAAAGGAAATTAACTTACTAGGAAATCGATCTTTTCAAATAGATAATTTCTACGACCACCCTGCTTATATTATGGATATGGTGTTATCAGGACCACCAAATAAAGTAATGACTGAACACCCACTACATGGTGATGAGTTTTTTGATTTGCGCCATCATAGAAAAGAGCCGACGCTAGAAAAATATACAGACCAATTAGTTGAGATATTAGATAGTGAATTGCAATCTTTTGATGTTTATAAAGAGGACGG